CTCAGTAAGGGGGATGATACCGCGGATCACGCACCAAATCTGGCTGCAAGGATGGTCCGAGCTGCCAGATAAGTTCAAACCCAATGTCCAGAGTCTGCATGATCTGAATCCGGACTTTGAGCATAAGACCTGGGACGAAGCCGGTCTTCGCAGAGAATGCGGCCGCATTTCGGCTGCTGTCCAAGCCAAGTTCGATTCCTTCCCGCACCTGATTCAAAAAGTGGATCTGGGGCGGTATGTTGTACTGTATAACTACGGTGGAATCTCTGTAGATACCGACATGAAATCACTGAAGCCGATTGAGACTACGCCACACTTTAAGGAGAGCGACTTCATCGTAAGCTACTCCGCCTTTCCAGCCAATCTAGCCGGTTGGATCAACAATGCGCTCATCATGTGCAGACCCCAGCATCCTATTCTGCTGGAGCTGATCACAAGTATTGCGGACTGTCGACGCACGGCCGACGAGTTTCCAACCAAAGAGCTCTACATTGATGCTACCACGAGTCCCAGCAAGTTTAACGGAGTCCTGTATCGGCATCTGTCCGAGATTGTGATTCTGGATCATACATTCTTCGAACCGTGTTTCTCAGTGGATCCCGTCTGTCGACCCGGCCCCACATCGATTATGGATCACAAGCACGAACTGTCCTGGTTTCACGGATATACGAAGCTCCTGGGTCAGCTGACATTCATCGTACTATATGTTGCTCTGTACGTGGGACTCCCGATCCTTGCAACCCTTGGTCTTTATTATGGCATGTCCTATATAATGAACGCTGGAAGACCGGGACGTCGATATACGACCACTAGATCCCGATGATCTGGACAAAATTCGCTCAATCAGATAGAGATGAGCGAACTAGTCGCAGCCAAGGTTATCGCAGAGATTAACAATAAAATGAATGTAGTAAGTTCTTATGGTGGGTATTGGGCAAAGGAACTAACCACTGTGATCGCGAAGCTCGAAGCACTTAAGACTGAGATGGAACAGATAAAGAATATTAATAAATCTGATAAAGCCGACAGTGGTTCAACCTATGTAAAATCAAGTGGAAATTCAGATCAAGTGTATACTAACAATGATAATGGATCATTAATCACAACACAAGATCACCAACTCCGTCAAATAGCAAATCTATTTAGATTTTTAGATACATTAAAACGTTTTGACAATAATCATTTTGACATAGTAGAATCATCACCGGAGAGGATAAATGAGGTACGTCGATTATCAAATATTCAACCTATGATATCACCTTTCACTACGTCGGATCCAGCCACCACTCCCACCCTCTCAGATTCAGATATTTACGGAGGTCGTCGTTCAAGGCGCCGAAAGAATAAGAAGGGTCTCAGACGTCGAAAGACCCAGTATCGCAAACGGGCCTAAATTGACTAATATAACAGCTGCCTAAGATACTAGATTTTGAATCAAGCATCTCAGGTAAAAAACACCTATTATAATAGAAGATGTCATTACTTCCTACAGCAAGTGGTAGTAATCTTGCTGACATCAACACAAGATTAAGATCTATTGAAGCAAGATTAGCAGCCCTTGAATCGAATCAGTTTGGACTTTCGCCATTTGGTGGCTCTGCTCCTCCCCCTCCTGCAGGTGGTGGCGGTGGCGGTGGCTCCGGGGGAAGACCGTATTTAGCAGGATCTGCACTGCAGGATATTGAGCACAGTAGTCGTTACCCTATGACAGCTGCTCAACATGCCACCTATATTGAAGGGATTCGTAGAATAATGCCTCCTGGGACTGTTGGTTCTGCACCATCATATGTGGCACAACAAGCGGCTGCGTTGGCAAGTGGTGGTAACAGCGCTGCAGCTACACCATTTGATAGCCCACCAGTTGGTGGTAATAACAGTTCTGCATCCTCTGCACTCCCAGCACGTAGTGGAGGTAACAGTGCAGCTTCAAACATAGGAGCGGTACCCAGTGCCCCTAAATCCATGGGTGGTCGTCGTAAAAGAAATCGTAAGACGCAGCATCGCAAACGGGCCTAAATCGACCTGATAAACTGCCATCCCATTTCCCTGCAGATCTGCTGCCAAACCTGATCCTGTTGGTACAGCTTCTCCCGGGACTTTAAGAGCTGAAAGCACGGCAAGAACTCATCCATCTCCAGTAGCTGACAGAGCTTGTAGAGCACATACGGATACGATAAGAAGTTGGAGCGTCCCTTCGGACAGTACTTGATGAACGCCGGTTGAATCTCCTTGAACATGAACTGCAGCTTCTCCTCCATCTCCTTGCTGAGCGTCAGCATCGTCATTTGTTGGTGAATACGGTTCTTGATCTGTTGCACGTGATCGTACATCTTCGATAGTTTGAGCTTCCTCAAAATCTCGTGGATTTTCTCCTTCTTCACACGCTTCGGGTCGCGGATGCGTTCCTTCTTGAGTTCGGCTAGAACAGCATCGATGACATCCGCCGGGATATCTGTGTTCTCCTTGGCCTGAAACTGCGCCAACCACTCATTGAAATGGTTAATCTTCTTGTAGGCAAAATACGTTATTTCGCGGGGCGGATCTTTGTAACTCGGCTTCTCCGAATCGACCAGGATGAACTCTTGATGACCGCATTCCGGACAACCGAGCATAGCCTCATTTTGATAAAAGGTCAGTTCCACATCACAGGCTGGACAGGTGCCCCAACCGGGTTCGATGCCGGAGCCGGGCATGATTCCACTCTTGATGGCATCAGGCTCCACGATCGCCAAGTATTGCTCCAGCATTTTTTCGCGATTCAGCCCTTTACTGGAATCCATTACACTGGCCATGTCGCGTTCACGAACACGCGGTGAGATCGGAGACATGGGAGAGGGTATTTTGACCTCCTCCGTAAAATAGCTGAGAACCGAATTCGCCGGCATTCGCATGGGGGCTGCCACTTTTTCGGAGGCCAATGAGCCGGTTGCCAGAGTTTCCTGTGCATCGTAATATTGAAACAACATATCGCCAACATCCAAAAAATAGTTCAGCCGATCCTTGTCGCCCCGCAGTCGCTCGATGCGCACCTTCAGTGCTTCCAACTGATCTGTCAGTTGCCGGGCCTCATCGCTGAACGGGGCGGAATCTGGGAGTCGTTCCTCCAAATCAGCCGCCTCCATTTCTAGATCTTCCAATGACTGTTTATCAGATTGAAACGTCGCCATTTTTTGCTGATGATGGGCCTCTAATGTCGTCGATTTGGGTGCAGTCGGCTTTATATCGGGAACTACATCACTAACTAAAAAAGACTGTAGGTCTTGCATTTGTCTAATCAAAAGAGCATAGAAATCTTTAGCCTCCAAACCAGGCAGCGTCTCCCCGGTTTTCTCCCCGGATCTCAGGAAACTTCCCCGGAATTCTCCAAATAATTTTCGGAAGCAGGAGTATAACGAATGTCCGGCGGTGGTTTAATGCAATTAGTCGCCTATGGTGCCCAGGACGTCTACCTGACGTCAAACCCTCAGGTTACGCTGTTCAAGCAGCTGTACCGTCGTCACTCTAACTTCGCGATGGAGTCCATCGAGCAGACCTTCAACGGTGTGGCCAACTTTGGTAAGCGTGTTACCTGCACGATCAGCCGTAATGGTGATTTGATCTACCGTATTTACCTTCAGGCCACTCTTCCCTCTGTATCTCTTGTGGTTGCGGATGGCTCTGGTGCTCAGTTCCGTTGGCTCAACTGGGTGGGCCACCAGCTCATGGATTACATCGAGGTCGAGATCGGTGGACAGAAGATTGACAAGCACTATGGCCAGTGGCTGCACATCTGGAATGAGCTGACCCGCCCCGCCGGGAAGCAGGCCGGTTATGCCGAGATGGTTGGCAACGTGCCCGCGTTGGTGAACACCCTCACCCAGGTCGGCCCCGATGGTGGTTGCGACAGCGACTGCTTGGGCGGTGAGCCCCACGCCTCTGATGAGGACCGCAGCTGCGCCCCCGAGTACACCTTGTACATTCCTCTCCAGTTCTGGTTCAACCGCCACGCCGGTTTGGCGCTCCCCTTGATCGCCCTCCAGTACCACGAGGTCAAGCTCAACATCCAGTTCACGGAGCTCAGGAAGTTGTGCTGGTCTAACGTCACTGGCATTGTCGACCGCACCAATGCCGCCGGTCTGGTCTCTGCCTCTCTCTATGTCGACTACATCTACCTCGACACGGAGGAGCGCCGCCGCTTCGCCCAGGTCGCCCACGAGTACCTGATCGAGCAGCTCCAGTTCACTGGCTCTGAGTCCGTTACCTCCTCTGCCAACAAGATCAAGCTGTCCTTCAACCACCCTTGCAAGGAGCTCATCTGGGTGACCCAGCGTGATTCCTTCACGTCTTGCGACGGCTTCATGGACAGGTACAAGGGTACTCAGCCTTTCAACTTCTCCGACTGGTTCGACCGCGCCTCCCTGGAGTCCGGCTACTCCATCACCCGTGTTGAGGGCCTTGCCGGTAAGAACCCCACGGTGGTTGCCAAGGTGCAGCTCAACGGCCACGATCGATTCTCCGAGCGTGAGGGTCCCTACTTCAACTTGGTGCAGCCTTTCCAGCACCACACCAACATCCCTGCGGTTGGTATCAACGTGTACTCCTTCGCCCTGAACCCCGAGGACCACCAGCCCAGCGGCACCTGCAACTTCTCCCGTATTGACAATGCCACCCTCAACCTCACGCTGTCCAACAACACCGTGGGCTCTGACAAGACGGCCACCGTCAATGTGTATGCCACCAACTACAACGTTCTCCGTATCATGTCGGGGATGGGCGGTATTTCTTACAGCAATTAAATGCTGTGGGACGCATCAAGCGCGATGCTGCCAAGAGTGCTACGAAAAGGTAGTGCTAGTCTGATGACAGAAATATTCAGGCAACACCGTCAAATTGTCGGGAAAGTCCTATCAAGCCTTTGCTACCGCTCTGGGGTCGAAAGATCTGCCCAGTTGCA